TCAACCTAATAAGAACATCAACAGTACTTGTGCAATAATCACCCGTAGAAACATACACAATGGATATACTGTCGCATAGGCTACAGACGGGTTATCACCGGGAATTGTATCATTTGCATAATTTAATGCCATAGGATTCGCCATACTTCCGCATAGCATACCGGACACTGTGCCAAAATCGATCTTCATCATCTTGAAGGCTACAAAGCCCACTAAAACAGTTGGGATGATTGTCAGTCCGGCTCCTAAACCGATCCACAGTAGCCCTTCCGAACGGAATACCGTATCGAAGAAATGTGCCCCAGCATCCAGTCCCAGACAGGCTAGATACATTGAGAGTCCTAAGGCACGTAACATCAAATTGGCACTACGAGTAGTGTAGGTAATCATGTGTATCCGTGGTCCAAACGTACCTAAAAGGATACCGACAATAATAGGACCACCTGCCAAGCCTAGTTTTACAGGAGTACTGATACCCGGAATAGAAAAAGGAATAGCACCTAACGCCAATCCCAACACGATACCAATAAATATAACAACCAAATTAGGTTCTTTCAAACTCTTGACAGCATTACCTAGTACTTTTTCCACGTTTTGAATGGCTGCCTTTTCCCCTACTACCGTCAGTCGGTCACCCAACTGAAGTATCAATCCCGGAGTGGCGAGCAGTTGTACACCCGAACGATAGACACGGCTGATATTGATTCCATAATGATTTCTCAACCGGAGCGCTCCCAATTTCTTCCCGTTCAGTTCAGGGCGAGTGACAACAATGCGCTGGGAGACCAGTTCACTGTCAATCGCATTCCAGTCAATGTCCTCTTTGTTCCAATCCGTATTTTCCTGTTCGCCGAAAAGCACAGTCAGAGCCAGCGCATCTTTTTCAGCCGTAATCACCAGCAAGCGATCACCTTCCTTCAACACTTTATCAGAAGTCGGAATACTGACATGTCCGTCACGCCACAAACGGGAAATAACAAACTTAGGATAACTCAAATGAGCTATATCCTTTATGCTTTTATTGAAAATAGCAGGATTATGTACTTGAAACGCTGCAATATAGGTTTTGTTCGCATCATCCTTCTCCTTTATTTCCAAGTCTTCCTTGCGAACCAATACTTTACGAATTAACAAAACGGCAAGAATCACACCGACTACTCCCATTGGATAGGCCACGGCACATCCCAGAGCAGGCGTACTACTATCCATGCCCATTTGTTTCAATGTCTGCTGCGCCGCTCCCAACGCCGGAGTGTTTGTCGTCGCTCCGCAAAGAATACCAACCATATCGGGAAGCGATATACCTGTAGCATAACTGGCTACCACCGTTAACAAAGTACCCAGAAGAACAACCCCCAACGCCAACATATTCAACGTCACTCCTCCTTTCCGGAAAGAACTGAAAAAACCGGGCCCCACTTGCAGACCGAGAGAATAAACAAAGATAACCAGACCGAAACTTTCTGCGTAATTCAACATCTGCGGGTCAACCGAAAGCCCGAAATGTCCGGCAAGTATACCGGCAAAAAAAACAAAAGTGACTCCCAGGGATATACCCCAGAAATGCACTCTTCCCAAGCCCAGACCTATCGCAGAAATCAGTGAAAGTACCACAACAGCCTGTAAGGCAGAATGTTCGAG